CTTCCTCATCGCCCTCGCCTCCTTCAGCTTTGTCCTGATACTCGTCGCCAGAGTCTTCGTCGTCACCGCCCTCCACCTGCGGCAGATAGCGGATACGGGAAAGTCCTCGTCCGACCAGCACGTAATCGAGCACCGACAGCTCAAGCTCTGAGTCGAAATCGTAGCTGTCGATGGCATAGGTCAGGCCGCGCTCGAGCACGGTGGCCGCCAGTTTGCCGATCGGGTCCTTGTCCTTGAACCTGCGGCGCACATCCGGGGTCGGGGTCGAGTTGTACAAAGCCGGAACGAGTATCTCGGTGTTCGACCACAACACATTGAACGACGCCTCGTCATCGTCCAGCAATCCGGCCTTGGCCTTCTCGGCCTTGTACTTCTTCCAGATGTTGTCCGCTTCCTTGCGCCAGTCCTTCTCCTGCGTCGCGGCCAGTTCAAGCTCGGCCCTCCAGCGGCGCACAATGCCTTTCGGGTCCGGACTGCCCTCAGCATCGAGTTCGAAATCGTCGACGCGGACGCCTTCAGCTTCGTCGGTCAATTCAGTGCCCTGCGTTTGCCGGTTCGCTCACGTTCAAGAGTTCGCCACATGGCTGGCGTTACCTCGCGCATATCCGATTCCGGTTTTCCCTGCACTTTCTCTCGCCAGACCTGAGCCACGATCTCAAACGCATCGCTGCCGTGTGAGGAATAATCGTGGTATGGCGTATCCCGAAAACACTGACGATTCTCGTCGTACTCGAAGTGATACGACTTGAGCGCGTCCAGTCCTTCCTCGCAGTTTTCCTCACCGAACCAGCATCGCGGCAAAGTGGCCCTGGCGGCTGCAATCTGGTTCATCTGCGTTGTTGCCGGCACTACCGTCATCTTGATCCCTTCGTCCCATGCCTGTTCGACCACCGAGCGACCGCCGGCTTCGAGCACCTTGCGCATCGCATCCGGCGGCACGTAATGCTTGCCGGGCGGATAGTTGCGCGCCTTGATCGCGTCGCAGTAGTGCTTCACGTCTTTGCCGGACTTCTCGTAGTAGTCAATGAGCCGGACCTCGTTTTGCACCATCTGCCAGAACCAGATCGACGTCGCGTCTCCGTAACCAAGATCCCATGCGGTGTTGACCGGCAGCGAGCGGTCGCACTCGACTTTGCCGATCCGGCCTTCTCGCTCGGCTTTGGCGATCCACCCGCCATAGACGGAGCCGAGAATCGCTGCGGCGAAGGAACACAGGAACTCCTGCTCGTAGAACGCCAAGCCCTGCTCGTCTCCGTACAGGTCAATGTACTGAGCCAGTGCCTCATCGAGCACCGACTGCGGCACGGCCTTGGTGTCATTAACGGTCAAAACCTCGTTGAACCAGCCCTGACGCCTGGCGGTGCGCAAGATGCGCTCGCCGTGGTTCCTGCCCCGTGGCGTAAAAATGAACGCCGCCCAGCCCATGTTCTCGGCAAGGATCGGTGTCAAATACGCTAGTGATGCCGGATTGGCCAGCGCCCATTCGGAGAACACAACCCCTACAGGCGGGCTTCCAACAAGGCTGTCATAGTTGTCGCTGCCAACCACCTGCCATGTAGATCCGTTCTTGAAACGGATGAACATCTCAGTGTTGTTCGTGTTCTCCCGGATTGCCAGCGGAAAGGCTTCGTCTATCCGGCGAATGCCGGTGTGCGGGTTGACCGCGTTCCAGATCGCTTTCTTGGCCTGCGAGGCTTCGGGCAACATATGCCAGAACGTCCCCACGCGCTGAAATGCCGCAACGGCCGCCCAGTGCAGGAATACCTCATCCTTACCGCTTCTGCGGTGCCAGCATGCAACCGCTCGGTTACCGCCGTTCTCAAGATAGGCCCAGAGTTTTCGCTGATAGTCCCGCGGCTGCCAGTTGTTATGCGGGAGTCGGATTCTCACCGAACTGCACGATTTCAACCGTAAGCGGGCCACCGCCCGGCCCAGAGTGCTCCACTTTCGTCGGGAACATTTGCAGATGCCTGCCGATATCTACCAGCGCTGCGCGCTTATCGGCCAGCTTGAACTTGACCCGCCGAACGTCCCTCGAATGCTCGCCTCGCCCCTCCGTGAAGTCCTCGACTGTGACCTCGACCAGCGCCGCAGCTTGATCCCGGGTCAGGTTGCTGAAGTCGAGATAGGGATCGCCGTTCTCCGTCGCCCGCATGTAGTCGGCCATATTCGAGAAGCCGAGCTTGGCAAGCTCTCCGAGGACGCGCTCTGCCGTAATTCCAGCCTTCTCAGCGAGTGCGTCGAGCCCTTTCTTGATCGCGGCGGCCACGGGAGGTTTTCGGAGGTTTTCCTTTCCGATCGCGCTCGCCGTCTTTTCGCTGTAACCAGCACGAATAGCGGCCTGCGTAGCGTTCGTATCGATGAGATATTCTTCAACGAACCGTTGTTGTTTATCCGTCAGAGGATTGGACTCTTTGCTCTCTTCCATCAAACCACCTTCTGTACCACGGCCGAGGTTGCTCGGTCGTGTCCTTTGGTTGATCGGTTACTGGGGGATGTTTCGGAGCATCGCGAAGCCGGTCTCGTTCCGCGCACACCGGTCGCACGCAAGCATCACAATAGGATGTGCCACCGATCAGGTATTCCGCCGGCACTCTCAGGCACTGGCTACACTTCCACGCATGCATCACTGCCGTTACTCTAAAAGCTTCGCCGCAATCGCCGCCGCCTTGGTTTCGTCGCTGTCCTCGTGGTCGGTGTCGACCCAGCGGAAGCGACCTGGATAGACGGCGCCGCCAGAAACGAAATAGCTGTGAATCTGGTTGTCTTCATCAATCGGTGCGTTGACCCGCATGATGATCTGCGGGCTTTTCTCGGTCAGGCCGAGGATCACCTGGATATCTACATCGGACATTTGTTATCTCCTAGCTTCGCCAGCCAACGACACTTGCGGTCGAGGCTACCATTACCCGTTTTGGTCTGAATGGCAGTATTTGCCCGGCTGCCACAGGATAGACGACAGTAATCCCGCTGGTATCCATCAGCGACAAGTCACCTTCGGCTGTAACGTAGAGCGCCCGAAAACGAGGCTCGTTGTTGCCGTCCAGAAGATCAATCGTGTCGCTCGGCGTGATTTCCTCATGGATCGTTGCCGGTGCCGTATCCGTATAAATCACAGTGCCGCTCCTTTTGTGGTCGGGGAAGGCGTTACAGTCCTATCCTCATGCCTGAAGTAATGCCGATGCTTTGTCGGCCCACGAAATCCACAGCACCCAGCGTCGTAAACCCAGCCGTAACCGAGTCACTGTCGTTCTCAGCCGCATCCGTCTGTACAAACCACAGCTCGTAAGCCGTTTCCGCATCCAGTCCTGACACCCGTGGAAAGCTCTGTACACCAGTTTCAGTTACAGTCTGGGAATCGTCCGCAATCGCCGCGGCTCCGAGCGAGTCCTGCCCGGCCTTGATCTGAGCAACACTCGGACTGTCACCATCCGGCACCAGCACCATGTACAGCGTGCCGTTGCCCTCGTCCGTGGTGACCATGGGAGTGACTGCGCTCGAACCCACGTTGCTCGCAGTCGGGGCCGTCAGGACTGGTGCCACAACATCTTCTTCCTCGACTGAAAGCGTGAGCGCGCCGAGACTCTGGGACTGTGCCAAATCGGCAATTGCAAGCGTATGAGCCTGAGTTAGTTCGACACTGCCGAGTGTTTGCGCCTGAGACAGACTTGCAACGGACAACGTGTGCGCTTGAACCAACGCTACGCTGTCCAGGCTTTGTGCCTGACTTAGATTAGCTACCTCAAGATTCGTGACCTGCGACAGTACTACCGATTCAAGAGCCTGAGCTTGCGCCAGGTTCGCTACCTCAAGGGCATGCGCCTGCGTTAACTCTACTGCGCTTAAGCTCTGTGCTTGCGCCAGCGCATTTACGATAAGCGTATGGGCTTGCGTCAGAGCTACCGGGTCGATAGCTTGCGACTGGTTGAGGTCCGCGACGTCCAGCCTGACCGCCATCGACAACACGACTGCTTCAAGCGTTTGAGCCTGAGCGAGGCTAGCTATCTCCAGCGTGTTCGCTTGCGTTAAGGCTACGCCCTCAAGCGCCTGAGCCTGTGCCAGCCCGTTTACTGACAGCGTGTGAGCTTGGGTAAGCGCTACCGCTTCCAGGCTTTGTGCCTGCGCCA